ATCATTATCATTATCATTATCAGTTGAATTTATTGAAGTTTGTTCAACATTTTTAACACTTGTTGGATTTGTTGAGTTTTGCTCGTTATTTTTTAATGCTCTTAATTCTGCTGAACGTTTACCAGCATCGCTTCTTTTTGCTTTAACTTCTTCAAATTTTATTAAATCTCTTTTTAACTGAAGTTCAATTGGTTTCCATGCAGTTAGTATTAATCTGTCAGTTAAAATAGGATTTTTATCGTTTACATACTCAAGTAAGTGTGTAAATAAAATACCTTTTTCTTCGTTTGTTAAATGGTCAATGCTTTTTATTAAATCAGCATATAGTACGAATGATTTTTTATTTTCTGCCATGATTTTTAAAATGACAAAACCCTAAAATGATGCACTACTATCAAATTAGGGTTTGTCGATTAGTCATTAGACTAAATATTTTCCTTGTTGGTAGTGCTCAACTGTACAAATATAAACAAAATTTCAACACAAAAAATAAAAAGTTAAATTAATTTCCATGCGACGTTTTTTGTTAGTTTGGAAATTATTTTGTATATTTATTAGCTGGTAGTCTTGATGTAGGCTGTACACAAAGACTTACCAATAGAACAAATTCGAGGTTTTAACTCTAAAGCCTTACCGCTTGAAACTAACTCTTTCATTCTTCTTGATACTTTATTAGGATTTCTCCAGTTTAGAATAGTTGAAATTTCATGATAAGTAAGCCCTATATTTTCGTTTAAAACGCTTAATATTTTTTTGCTATCACTTTCTTTATCTACTGATTGATTAGCTATTAATGATGTTATTTTTTGTGATCTCATTGTGTTATTATTTAGTTTTAATTAGATTGCTACGCAACTTCTTATAACAGTCGATTGTCGCTACTTTGCAACGACAATCTTTGTGTTAGCAAACAGCTTATGACGTAGTTTGCAATAATTCAGGGTTTTCAAAATAATTACCTATTACTTCCATTGTGTGGAAAGTCCAATTTCCTAAAAATCCTTCAGTTCTTAAATCAGGCGAAAATCTTGTAGCTGAAAAATGCGCTCCGTGAAAGCCAATTAAATCAAAAGAAATATTTTCATTTCCTTGAAAACCTATAACTCTTTTTATAAGGTCACCTTCATAAATTTCAGTTCCATTTTTATCAATCAAACCAGTAAATTGCATAATATGGCAATCTTCAATCTCAAAGATATTTTCTTTAATACTCGGAGAATCCCAAGTTTGCTCAAAAACTAAATGTTCGTTAAATCCGAAAACTTTAATCATTCGGTTTTGTTCTTTTACCCAAGCACGGAATTTAAAAAGCCGATTTGCTAACACAGGTTTTGCAAGATTTTCGGCTTGATTGTTTGAATTTGTGTTCATTTTGTATTTGTTTTGGTAATTAATAATCTAAAGTTTGTTTTTCGCTTCCCGAAAATCCTCGCAAAGCCTGATAACGTTATAAGCAACTTTGACGAACCCGATATAAACGACTTTTTTTATCGTATTCGACATTCTCTTTTGGTATGATTTTAACATCACTTATTAATATTTTACAAGGTTCGTCTAAATACCAAATATGTTCGGGGTCGCTTTCGTGTATCATACCAGCTTCACAGTATTGTGGTCTAATCCCTTTTGGTTGAAAATAAATTGTTTCCATAAATAAAAGCTGCTTATAACAGCGTATATACAAGATACGCCTACAAGCATTTGTTTATAATTTAAAATTTCGTTAAGGCGTACCTCGTATATACGCAAAACGTTAATGGCTATTTTGCAGAACCACCACGTTCAAGTTTAGCTTTCACGATTAAAAAATTATCATTTTCAAACTGGCTTTCTTTCTTTTGAGAAAAAACATAACTTAATGATTTCTCTTGTTTTTCGTCAAATCCAATGCTACGGCAAAGGATAGGTAAAGAACCAAACAATCTATATTGTTCGGTTTCTTTGTTTTTAAAAATGAACGGCATATTAATATCTTGAATCATAATCAATTTCCCAATCATTTTTATAAACCTGTTCGCTTAATCCATTAAAACTATTCGCAACAAGTTCGCAGTATCTATCAGAATTAACCTCTAATAGTTTTGTTTTTTCATTACTGATTTGATACCATAGATTTGAATAAGATACCGCATCATTATAATTGTATTTTGATGCTTCTTTTATATCTGCAACATGTTTCGTGTGCTTCCATTTATTATTTTCGCTTAAGAAAAATCCGTTTTCTGTTTCTAAAATGTAAGTTTTCATAATTTAATATTTACAAAATAACTTCATTGTTATTTCTTTAGCAAATATATAACTTATTTTCTAATTAACAAGCGTTTTTGTAAATTATTTTAATTATTTTCTAAATTAGAATAAAAAACAGCCATTAACAAGTGTTTGTGTCAATAGCTTTGGTTGTTTTTTTCCTGCAGAAAAAACTCTGATAAACTCAATCTAGTTTTGTACTTGCAATGTTCAGTCTTGAATTTCCGCTACTGAACACAAGCACCAAACGTTATAAAAAATTACTAGATAAAATTTTAACATTGGCTCTTATTTCTTTTAAGTTTTCAATGTTCCAAACCTTTGAAAATTGCTTGTCTATGCTTGCTAATTCTAAAAGTTTTTCGTATCTTTCTTTTCCTATACGTTTAGGAAGTCGTAAACTATAATTGTCAAAATTTCCATTTAGATATAGGTTGCATTGTGGACACTGTCCATGAATGTTATCAAGATTAAATCTTAAAGTTTCATAACTTCCTGCTGGATAAAAATGACCTGCTTGGAAATGATTTTGATAAGGAGCATCACAAGAAATACAAGTCTTGCCAGTATCTCGTAATTTAACATAAGCATGAACAACTAATTTAGTATTGTTTAACGCTTGTTTTAGAGCGTTTTCTTCTTTTCTTAATTCAAGAGCCTTATTAGTTTCAATTCGTGGTTTTTGAACCTTTAAAATAGCTTTTTGCATTTTTATTTTACCATTATCAGAATTAAGTAACCAATCAGGATAACAGCACATTTTTCCAAGTCCATAAACTCTAAATTTTACATCAATCATTTTACCACAACCAAAGCCTTTAGCAACTCCATGACCTTTGCACTTCTTTTCTTTAATCATGTTTGTTATTCAATTAAAAAAGTTTCTATTTCAGGTAGAACAGCTTTATCTTCACACTCATTTTTAAATGGACATGAATAACATTTATTGAAATTTCCATTTCCTTTGAAATTATTTTCAGAGTATTGACGTATTTTTTCGGTAGTATATGATATTCTGCTTTTATGTACATTAATAGCATTTTCGGTTAAGCTAACTTTTATAGGTCTAAACCAAAAATCTTTTCCAAAAACAAAGAAGTAAAAGGGAAACCATTCACCTGTTTTTTCAAACATTCCAAGCGTATAGTGACACGCTTGTATATGTTGGTCAGTCATGCTGTCAAAATCACCCCATCCATTCCATCTGTCATCTGGTTTTGTTGCAGTCCATTTAACATCAATAATTGCTTTTTTACCTTTGAAATATGAGCTTAAATGGTCAATGTTTAATACTAAAAATTCAGTTTCTACATTTATTTGAGACCTTCCAAATTTTGTTTCAAAACCAATAGAATTAAAACATTCTTTCGCAAATTCTATTAGTTTGTCACATTCACGATAAGCTGTTGCTTTTTCACCGCCTTTTAAGAATTTGGCCTCTTGCTTTTCACCACCTCTGCATGCTCCAAGTAATTCGCTTTCAAAATACCTACCCAAAAGCATGTTTTCACTTGGCTCATAAAGTTCTTTTCCTTGCTCAAATGAAAATAATATTTGTTTTGGGCAATGGTCTTGTTTTAGCACTTCTTTGATAAGAGATTGAGATATTTTCATAACTATTCGTTTAAAACCTTATTTTCTTCTTCAAATAACTCCTCAAGTTCCTTTACTTTTGCTTTTGTATTGCAATAATCATGTAAAGCGTTACCTTTTAAAAAATTAATACCATCAGAAGGATAAAACTTACCATTGTACTGTTTTGCAGGTAGTTTTACAACATCATAATTATATGCTTCTCTATTGATACCCCATTGTACACCGGCACGTTTAAAAGCGTCTGATGTTTCTCCTTTTTCTTTTTCTGTTTGTGTTTCAGTTCCACAATCTCCTTTCCATATCCACTCATTATTTATTTTTATACCTATTTCACAAAATTGTTTTCCTTTGCTTTCAAAAAATCTATTTTGCCAATTCTCTATACCACAAACATCATCAAGTATTTGTTGGACTTCTCTTGCATCCACATAAGGTATCATTATACAATGTGTAGGGTTGTTTTTGTTTGGAAAAAGGCTTTGAATACGCCATTTACATGGCAAAGGTTTTCTTAATTTTTTTAAATCTTTAACTTCCATAATATTTGCTTTTTAGATTAAAAAATGGTATATTTAGAATGGTAAATCGTCATCTTCTTCTTGAGGTTCTGCTAATGTTGGTTCGTTAGAGTTAGAAAAACTACCCCAATAAATTGCGTTACCAAGAATAGGATAAGACTTTCTTTCTTCTTCTGACATAGCATCGTAAACTTCTTTAGAAAAAGATTGTTTTACTAAATGAGTGTCTTTTTGGTCAGGAGATTGTTTTGAACGGTCTTTTATTTCAATAAGTGTTAAATCGAGGTAAAGACCTTTTTCTCCTTTGTACAATTTGTTTTGTTCGATAGGAATTATTAAACAGTCAATATCTCCTGTTTTTCCTTTCATTAATTTTCTTGAATGTGTTAAACCTGCTAGATTTAACTTTACGCTAATGTTTGACATAATTTTATTGTTTATTAATTTTACTTTCGTATATAAACCAAACAGTATTTACATAAATTACTTCTGGTGTTTTTGCTTTTAAATCTATTTTCTTTTTAAATAACATATCAATGTCTATTGATGTTAAGACATATCTATATCTTTTTTTGTATGAAACAGGTTTAAGTTTTAGTTTCCTACACCTCTTTCTTAAAGCCTCTACACTTATGTTGTGTGCTTTTGATACTTCTTCAAGAGTATATACATTGCTCATGTTTTTGATATTTAAAACTAATCTTCATGATAGTGGCGATACTTTTCATAATCTCTTAAATCTTCTCTTTCTTCTATTTCATCAGCTTCATCGTCGCCATATTTTTTATGGAAATAAACTACTAGAAAAACTAGTACTGTTAGAAAAAAAACCATTCCTAAGATTGTATATGCTATGAGTTCTTTAGTTGTATACATTTATTAATAATTTAGTTGTTGTTAAAAGAAAAACTATTGATAATACTACTATCAACACGTCTATTAATTGGTCTTTGAAATGCTTCATCATATTGTTTAGTTTTTTCTACTTTACTACCAAAACCTCTTGAGATTATATTTTGAACTATCAAGCTATTATTTCTTTGAAATAACTCTTGTGTGTTTAACTTTCTTATTTTCACTACTCTCATAACATTTCAATAATTAAATCGTTATTCATTTCTTCTACTAACTCTTTAAAACCAAGCTCTGCACATGCTTTCATTATGTTTGTTTGCTTTTCTAATAGAAAATCATTCTTAACATCTATGCTGTCAAACTCTTTTCTTAAAAGAGTTTTTAGTATCTTTTCTGTTTCTGGTGTCATGATTAAAAAAAGTATTGACGTTTAACTCCATAGTATTCATAGTAATCTTCAATCATTTCAAAACGTTCTATACTATTTTCTAAAACTTCCGAAACAATTTCATCTATCTTTTTTTGCATCATTTCTAAATGATCTTTAGTAGGTAAAAATTCAACCCATTTATCTTTTATCATGCATCCAAAATCAAAAACATTAACTTTGAAATCATCTTCTTCACTTGTCCCAAAACTAACTTCATAGTTAGAGTGTTTACATTCAAAAAGAATGTAATCTCGATGCTGACTTCCTTTTGTTTTGGAAGTTTCTATCATTGTAGAGAATATTTTCTCTTTAATAGGGCATATCTGGTTGTTTTTTTCTATATTTGCCATAATAATAATGTTTAAGATTTTAAATAAATTTTAACGACTAAACCTCTAGTTACCGCTGGAGGTTTTTTTAATTTTTTGAACGATGCACAGCCATAGCTCTTACTTTTGCTCTTAATATTTCATCTTTTTTTTTCTTTTAAGTAATTCCCAACTTGCTCAAAAGAGTAATTGCTTCATTTTTTAAAATTGTGTTATTTGACAAAGCAAGTTGTATGTGTGCATCGCTTAACTCTATTTTTTCAATAAGTTTAGTTAGCTCCTGTCTTAATTCCCTGTTTCTCATGTTTTAGATTTTTTGGGTTTGACAAATGAGCCTTTAAACATTCTATTACATCGTCTTGTCGATTATCTGGAATTTGCCAAAATCTGTTTAACCAATGATGCGCAATAGTTAGAGGACTTATTTCTATTCCTTTATCGTTAATGAATAAAGCCAACTCTCTAATAAATTGGCTTTTATTTTTTAGCAAACTGCATTTTTCTTGTATTATTTCTATTTTCGTCATTTTATTAAATTTTAGTGCCGTAATTGCTTCGATTCTACATCTAAAATGATACGGCGTTTTGCTTTTCAGTCATTTAGCAGGTTTCGTTAAACGTACCCATAGACTATATATATTTTTATAGAACGTATTTATAAGTTGCGTTTAAAACTTAAAAGGCTTTATTAGATACCTTTAAACTATAATAGTTAGTATTACAAACTATTCTAATCTTTGTCGCTGTGGAGAATTAACCACGTAAGCTGTCCCAATTGATGGCCTACCAGACGTATTTTACTGCGTTTTGGCTATAATCTTAATCACTTAATCTATTTTTTACTAAAAATTAAATTGATGTAATTAAAATTAATATACCTTTGTTGTTGTTGGTACAAATATAACACATAATATTGTGAATATCTAAATAAAATTCACTTTTTTTTGTAAAAAAACATTATATTTATTTAGAGTAATTAAAAATAAATTATTATATTTGCTTTGATTTCGATAGTATAGCTTTTCTAAAATGCTGTAAAAGATTGGTTTAGTTTGGATAAGAAAGGCTTTTAGAAATTAAAGCCTTTTTTTATGAAATCAAAAACACAAACATTACCAGATGAAACTATTATAGAAGTTATAAAGCTATCTAAAGGAAAAGCACCTTTAAAAAAAGAAATGACTATAAAAGAATGGAGCAATTTTAAAAAACAGCCAAATTCTACATATATAGCATTTCAAAAAGGTTTTTCGCAATATAATGTAAACACAATCTAATCAACGAATATAAAACAGCAAAAACAAATGGGTAAAAGAAAATACATAGAAACGCCTGAAAAGATGTGGGAGTATTTTTGCTTGTATAGAGAAGAAATAAAAAAAAATGTTATTTTAGTTCATGATTATGTTGGAAAAGATGCAGAGGAAGTTTATAGAAAAAAAGAAAGACCTTTAACATTAGATGGTTTTGAAAACTGGTGCGCTGATAATGATATTATTGAAGATATTGGAGATTATTTTAAAAATAAAGACGACAGATACAGTGATTATGCCTCTATCTGCTCACGCATTAGAAAAGTTATCCGTCAAGACCAGATAGAGGGTGGTATGGCAGGAATTTACAACCCAAGCATTACACAAAGACTAAACAATATAGTTGAACGAACAGATGTTACTAGCGGTGACAAACCTATCCAGTCTAGTCCTTTAACTATAACCCTACCTGATGGAAAAACCATTGATGACTTTAAAGTAGATTAAAAAATGGAATACGGAATAACACCAGTATTTTATAAAAATTATTCAGCTTTAAAAGCTAAAGATGAGAATGGTAAACGGAAATATAAGTACATCATTAATACAGGTAGTTCGAGGAGTTCTAAAACATTTTCTTTAATTGAATTACTTCATAGAATATGCGAAAATAACGATAATTATAGAGTTACAGCATGGCGTGACACAAAGAAAGACGCAAGAGATACAATATGGAAAGACTTTCAAAAGGTATTGTCAATCTCGAACAGGCTTGTTTACGCAAATAGAAATAAAACAGAGAGTTTTTACGCATACCCTGAGCGAAACACATTTTTTGAAATACACGGCGCAGATGATGAAGAAAAGGTACACGGACTAACTCAAAATGTGGCGTGGTTGAACGAGCCTTATAAAATTAGCAAAGATACTTTCGACCAAATAGACCAAAGGTGTGACTTGATATTTATAGATTGGAATCCTAAAAGAAGCCATTGGATAGAGGAGTTAAGTAAAAAGGATAATGCTATTGTCATTCATTCTACTTATAAGGATAACCCATTTTGTCCAGAAGAACAGCGCATAAAAATTGAAAGCTATCAACCTATTGCAATGTGTGAAGTAATAATGAATAAGTTAATTAGTGATGCCGAAGCAATGCAATATAACTGTGAATTGAACGAGCTTGAATTTAATGAATTAGATTTATCTGAATTACAGCGATGTCAAAAAAATGAGCTTCAAAACACGGCTAATAAGTATAAATGGCAAGTATATGGACTTGGATTAAAAGCAGAAAAACCTAACAGGATTTATACAGGGTATGGAGTTATAAGCAATGGAGAGTTTGATAGATTAAATGCAAATAGCTACTATGGTTTAGATTTCGGTAGCACGAACCCGACAGCATTGGTTGAGGTTAAATATTTTGAAAATACCTTTTTTACAAAAGAACGCCTTTATATGCCGATAAGTGAAATGCAAGTTTCGTTAGCTGAAATGCTTACAATTATAGGCGTAGATAAAAAGGCATTAATTGTTGCCGATAGTGCTGACCCGAATAGGATTTTAGAATTAAATAATGCAGGGTTTTATGTTTTACCAGCTATAAAAGGACAAGGAAGCGTTAATCAAGGTATTGATTTTGTGAACTCGCAAATAAATTACTACACAAAAGAAAGTGAAAATTATCAATATGAATATGAAAATTATGAGTGGGAAGTAGTTAATGGGGTTAATTTAGATAGACCAATAAAAAAAGATGATCACTTGATGGATGCAGATAGATACATAAAAAACTTCCTTCAATTTCATTTAGGAATAAAATAATTTAAAAAAAACGTTTATTTTGTATAAACTTTTATAAATTTGTTGCAATTAATGTTGTGAAACATAGATATAATATGGGTTTGTTCGGTAATTTATTTGGAATTAAAAGCGTTGAACGTGATAGGAGTGGTAATTTTTATTACGAAATTAACGTTGATGGATTTCAGAACTCTGAGAAGTACCTCGAAATGTCATTGACAAATCCTGTTTTAATGACATTAATAGCGTTAAGAGCAAAGATTTATTCTCAGATGAGAATAGTACATCAAACTTTAGATGGCAAAGTAATTGAAAATTCGCCTTACGTTAAATTATTGGCAAACCCAAATTATTTCCAATCGCAACAAGATTATTTTTTTCAGCAAATGTGGTTTTTATCAGCCTGTGGAAACTGTTACACATACGAACAAAAGGCCCGAACATCTAACTTTGAAGCGAATACTCCAAGCGCAATTTATAACTTAATTCCAAGTGATATTGATTTTAGAAAGGTCGATAAGGTTAATAAATTTATAGCTACTAAGCAAGACCGAAAAGCATTTGGAGAAAGATACATAATCTATAAACTTGACGACGAAAAGCATAACATTTACTTAAAAGATATTATTCCTTTTTATGATTTGGCAAACGGGCTTACTTCTAATTCTTTTATGAGTTCGCCAAGTAGAGTGAAAGGAATTGCAAAAGTACTTGAAAATATAGATGAAAATATCAAGTCTAAAAATATCAATCTAAAAATGAGCCAAAAGTATATTGCACGTAATAAAAGCAATATGCAAGGCTCACCAGTGCAACTTCAAAAAGATGATAGAACAGTAATTGAAAGGATACTTTGGAGCAAAAATATACAAATTACAAACAATGATGTAGAAATACAACATTTGGTAAGCGATTTTAAGAAGTTATTTTTAGACGATATGTTTAAAGATGATGCGTTGAAATGCTTGTTAGCTTTTGATATGAATAAGGATATTTTGAATTATTACGGCGCAAATTCAACGTTTGAAAATCAAGAGAAAGGAGAGTTGAGGTATTTGCAAAACTCGATAATGACTACTGCAAGTAACACGATGAACTCGTTTAGCCAGCAATGGAACTTATATGAAAAGGGCGAACAGCTTGTTGCGAGTTATGATCACTTAACAGCTATGCAGCCTGTGATAAATGAAAAGATAGACACGCTTATGAAGTTTCAGGAAACTATGAAGATAGCAATTGAGAATGAAACAATAAGCAAAGAAGATGCGAAGAAAAAAACGGATGCTTTAATATTAAAATTACAGTTATAATGGCAAAGGAGAAAAAAACAGATTGTTGCGGGAATTGTAAAGCAGGATTAACTTGTGTAAGCGATATTGAAGCTGTCAATCCGCATTTAGCCAAAGAAATTGAGAAAAAACAAAAAGCAGTTGCGACTGGTAAAATTATAGAGAAATGATAAAGGTATTAGAATTTCCAGGAAAAGAATTTGCCACCAAAGAGGAACTTTTTAAAGCGTTGAAAGACAACAAAAAAGAGTTAATATCTTTGAAAAAGGCAGAAACAAAAAACGCAGATGCGGTTTCTTTTGGTTCTCTTGAAGTGGTTAGCAAAAAGGATTTAACAAACAAATCGGAAAGTAAAGGCAACAATACTGAAAGTTTAGCAGTTAAAGTTGTTATCAACACTACTAATTTTCTTGATAGTCATGGCGATGTTCATATAAATGGGATATGGAACAAATCTATTTCTGATAATGTGAGTTTTTTGCACTTGCAGGAACATAATAGAAGTTTTGATAAAATCATTTCAGATAGTGCCAAAGGTTATACTCAGCTGATGACGTGGAAAGAATTAGGATTATCCTATGAAGGTAGGACCGAAGCATTAATTTTTGACAGCATAATTGAAAAGAAACGAAATGAATTTATGCTAAATCAATATTCTAATGGTTGGGTAAAAAATCACTCCGTAGGGATGCGTTATGTGAAGCTGGAATTAGCTATTAATTCAGATGCAGAATGGGACAAAGAAGAAAAAGCTGTTTGGGATAAATATTACTATTTGATTGCTAATAAAGATGTGGCTGATGAAAAGGGTTATTTTTGGGCAGTTACCGAAGCAAAGATAATTGAGGGTAGTGCAGTGGTTATGGGTAGTAACTCAGCTACGCCTACATTAGAAAATAAAAATACACAAGAGCCGTCTAATGACACTCCTGTAAACGAGCCGTCTAACGACACTCAAACCGAAGAAAAAAAGAATTATTACAAACATTTAATTTAAAGAAAAAATGAAATTCAAAGAATTTTTATTGAAAAAAGGTGTTTCGGATGCTCAATTTAAAGATATGGAAGCTTCGGAACAAGCTAAACTTCACGGAGAGTTTCTTGATGAGTTAGCGAAAAGCATTGAAAATGCACCGAAGTCAGAGGAACTGACAACTATAAAACAAACTATTGAAGATTTAAAAACTTCTTTAGTTGATAAAACTAAGTTTGAGGAAAATGTACAGAAACTTGAAGATTTGATGCTTGATTTTGAAGCATTCAAAAATAAAGGTGGAAATGCAGACGAAAATCTATCAATTGCAGAGCAAGTGAAAGCTGCTATTTTAGCGGATGTTGATTCTTTTGAGGCGTTGAAAAACAATAAAAATGCATCTATGACATTTGTTATAAAAGCTGCTGCTGACATGTTGATTTCTACTAACGTAACTGGACGTGTTGCACGCACTGAAACAGAAGCAGGAAGAAACAGAATTGTAAGACGTAGACCTTTTGTATTGGATGATGTTACAGTTTCTAAAACAAAAGCAAACACTTTATATTGGGTTGACCAAATTAACCCAGATGGAACTCCAGCGATGACCGCTGAAGGTGCAACAAAAGCTCAAGTTGATTGGGATTATATTGAAAGAAGTACTCCTGTTAGAAAAATCACAGCCTACACAAAGGTTTCAAAAGAAATGCTTGAAGATATT